CATATATATTATAAAAATATATTATAAATATTTATATAATTTCAAGATTATTTTCAAGATTATTTTCAAGATTAACATTTGAGTTATTATAAATATCTAATGTACGAGCACTACAATCTGACGCATTAATATATTTTGGCATCCAAAAGTATGGTATATGATGACCCATATTTGGATAATATTGTTCAAAAATTGTTCTATAATATAATTGCTCTAATGTTTGTGGAGAATTATGATTATATATTTTATTTATATTATATACTATATCTTTTTGTTCTAGAACTTTCTCTTCAATAATTGTATGCCATGATCGTTTTTGACTACTAACTCCATCGCTAAATGCTTCTTTGCGTCTCCATAATACTTCTTTTGGTAAATAATCTTTATCAAATGCTTTTCTAAATAAATATTTTTCTTGTTTTTTATTTGCTTCAAATCGAATATTTGAAGGAAGTGATAAATAATAATTTATAAATTCTCTATCTAAAAATGGAGTTCTTGGTTCAAGTCCATTTGTTGAAACACATCTATCAGATCTTAATACATCAAAATGATGAATATCTTTTACTAGTCTTTTACATTCTTTATCAAATTCTAAATGATCCTCTGCATGTGTTAAATATAAATATCCACCCATAACTTCGTCGCTTCCATCTCCGTTAAATATTACTTTTGCATCAGAATTCTCAGAAATATATTGTGCTACTAAATAATTTCCTACACTTGCACGCACTGTTGTTGTATCATAACTTTCAATGTTTTTAATAACAATAGGTATAGAATTAAAAAAATCATCTTCAGAAACAATAATTTCTGTATGTTTTGTATTTAAATAAATTGCTACTTTCCGAGCATATTTTAAATCCTCGGAGTTTTCTAATCCAATACTATAAGTTTCTAGTTTATTTGGATAAATTCTACTTACTAATGATGTTACTATACTACTATCTAATCCTCCAGATAGTAAACAAGCAATTGGTCTATCTGTAGCTTGTACTCTTTTAATTACTGCTTCACAAAAAAGATCATGTATCGTATTTAATATATTATCTAAATTAATAGATTCAAGAGACGAACCAATCCGATTTAGACCAAATGTCATATATTTGGTCTCTTCTAGAATAATCCATTTTTTATTTTCAAACAATTCTAATTCCATATATGATCCAGGATCAATTGGTAATATTTCTTTATTAACTTCATCATTTGAACTATTTAATATAAAACCAGATAATTGCTTTACTTCTGAAGCAAATACAATCATATTATCATTATTTGATGATAAATAAAATACTGGACGAACACCATATGGATCTCTCGCAACGAACATTTTATTAATGTTAAAATCAATAAGTATAAATCCAAATACCCCATCTAATAGATTTAATGTATATGAAATACCATATTTTTGATATAAATAAATAATAATTTCACAATCAGAATTTGTTGTTGCATTTTTATTTATATTTTCATATAATTGTTTATAATTATATATTTCACCATTACAAATTAATAGTATATTATCTATTAAAAATGGTTGATCAGATTCGGGATCTAATCCGTTAATTGATAATCTATGAAATCCAATAAAAATATCCTCTTTTGTATAAGATCGTGTACAATCTGGTCCACGATGTTGTGCTTTATTAAATTGTTCTACAATATAATTATTATCAACCTGATTTTCATTATTTAATAACGTAAAAATTCCACACATATATATTATTATATAAGTGAATTAAATCTTTAGATTTCTTTTATTATAACAGTATAATATAAAAATGGATCGATCTTATTGTAATGATAATGTTGATGAAATTAATAAAAAAATGTTCGATAGAAATATTGCCAATGGAAATTTAGAAACTTTATTAGATCCTAGATCTCAGCCAACAAAATATGTTATGCCGTTTGAAAATATATATCCCGAATGTCGTAGTCAAACTATATATTATAAACAAACAGATGACTTTAATCCGGGTAATAAACTGGAAACATCTGGTGGTTTTTCTTCAAATATTAATAATGAATCTATTTTACGCAATCAAATATATGCATATCAAAAATTTCCACAAGCAAATTATGTACCAAATAGTACTAGTGATTTATATAATTCTAGCATTTCAAAATCATCAGATAATACTGTAGAAAATAAATTTCCAAATTTATTTAATGGAAATATAATACCTCCAAAAAATGATACAAATTTAGCATCTTCAAATAAAAATCATCCTTCTCATTTACAAAATTTAGGAAATAATTTATTTAATAATGCTACAAGACAACAATTAAAAGATAGTTAATTTATATATTATGAATGAGGAATATATAAATAATATTACTTTAGAATATTTACTTAATCCTATACTTTATGAAAAAATAAATGATCAAAAAAAATTATTTAATGAAGATATACTTAAAGATATAAAATTTTATAGACGACGTATTTGTCAAATCACAAAAGATATGTGTAAAGAAGATTATGTTAATAATAATTTACAATCACTTTTTTTTAACTATGCAAATAATATAATTTATTATTTAAAACAAGAAGATGAAAAAGATATTTTTCAGTCACAATATGATAATCTAATTTTAAATAATGAGACCAATAATATTTGTGATATATCAAATTTAGAAAATTTTGATGATAATATAGATAATTTATTACTTAATATTAAACCAAAAAATAATAATTTAGATAATTTTGTAAAAAAAATTAATATAAAGAATACAGAAAAAATTTTACCACAAATAAGAATTGCTAATATAAAAGACCCTATTTTAAAAAAAAAAGGAGTAAAAAAAGTGGGTAAAAAAGAAAATCTCTGATTAATATAATATGGTTCGTCAAAAAAAATTATTAAAACATCTGCGTAAAAATAAAACTAAAAAAAATAAAACTAAAAAAAATAAAACTAAAAAAATTAAACAGAATAAATCATTAAAGAAAATTAATTGTAGTCCAAAAAAACCACATGAATTTACATGTTATACTTCTTCATCTTTAGATAAAATGAAATCTTTATGGAACGAACGTCATCCAGATTTAAAAATTATATCTAATAATTCGAAAGAAATATGGGAGAAATTAAGAAATAATCTTTCAAATGTATGCGATACCGAAAAATGTTGGTTAAAACAAAATTTTATTAATAATAATTTAGATAATGAATTAAAAAATCATACATTTGCACCAGATGCTCCAAAAAGTTGGAATAAAAATCCAAATGAATGGCTTAATAGCGTAGATATAAATAAGGTTATGCAACAATATGAATATGAATATCCATGTTTTACTTTTATTGGTCCATCACCAATTGATTTTGAAACAAAAAAATTATTTGGACAATGTGTATGGAATGAATTATGTGATTTTGATCTTAAAACATATATTAAAAAAGGTAAAACCAAATTTGGTATTATATTTAATACTGATCCTCATTATTTAGATGGTTCTCATTGGATTTGTTTATTTATTGATATAAAAAAAAATTATATATACTATTTTGATAGTAACGCAGACACAACACCAATTGAAATAGATAATTTTGTTAATAAAGTAAAACAACAAGGCAAAAAGTTAAATATTGATTTTAAATATTCAAGAAATACTACACAACATCAAAAAAGTAATACAGAATGTGGTATGTATGTATTATTTGTAATTACAGAATTATTACAAAATAAAATGACACCAAAAATGTTTAAAGATCGTGTTCCTGATGAAAATATGGAACATTTGAGAAAAATATTTTTTAATTAATTAGTTAATTTAATGGAAAAATATATTAAATATATCTTTTATATTTTAATATATTTATATGAATAATCAGTTTATTTCAGAAGAAAATAAGGCATTAATCTGGCAATTTTTAATTGATGCAAATGCATTTATAAATATTCCAGAAAAATATTTTGATCAAGTAAAAAAAATATACGAATCCACATTATATGAAATCAATAAATTAAATAATATTACTTTATTAGATAAAAATAAAACAATTATTGCTGAAATGATGAAACGACTTTCACAATTAAAAAATAAATATCAATTACAACCATTGGAAGAAGTTAAAATTACAGTTAACGAAAATTTTAAAAATAAACAACAAGAATTTATTAGTTTGGTAAATCATAAACCACCAAGTGAACCAACATTTTCTGAGAATATTGATGAACCATTAGATAGTGCAGATATGAATAATATATTAAATAATATGATGGCTATGCGCGAAAAAGAATTAAATCAAGTCCAACCACCAGAAGAAATAATAAAAAAAAAAGAACAATTTGATAATCAAAAAATAGATAATGACAATAAATTAGATAATAAAAAAATAGATAATGATAATAAATTAGATAATCAAAAATTAGATAATGATAATAAATTAGATAATCAAAAATTAGATAAAGATAATATACAAATATTAAATAGCAATATGGCTCATGATGGTAGTTGCATGGATTATATGTGGAGCCAATGGGCTGATGAAAGTAATAAATCTAAAAAGGTATCTTTTGAAACAGATTTTATAAGTAAATTAAAAAAAAAAGATATAGTAGAAACTCCTAATATATCAAAAGAAACTATAGATAAAGAAAAAATACAAAATATTTTGAAAAATTTAAAAAATTCTATAATGTTTCAAGAAAAAATTTATAATGAATTAAATTCAATATTATAATATTTTTCAAAATAATTTATAAATATATAAGTTATAAATTATTTTATAATGGAAGTAATCCAGTGTTTGTTGGTTTAAGATTTTTAAATTCTAAAAACCCAACTGGTATTGGATTTTTATTTTTAATAGTATCAATATTATATACTTCTGTTAAAATTATACCATTTTTATCTTGATTTTCTTTTAATATCTTACTAGAATTATAAGCATATTTAGTTTTACCAATCATAGCTGCCGCAAATCTAATTTTTGTTTCTTTTTTATTTGTATCTGTAATTACATCTTTTTCTTGATCAGTAATTGATGGATTATATGAAAATTTATTAGAATTTATACCAGCAAAAGTAAAACATTTTAATTGTTCTTTTGATCCAGATTTTTGATGAATTGTACAATCAATTGATGCCTCTTTAATATTTGTAAGAATAGATTTATTTATATTTTCTTTAATCATAGAAATTTCATAAAGCGCTTCATCACTAGTTAATATTCTTTTTGGGTCTAATTTACTTTTATCGTGTATTCTTAACTCAATTGCTCTATCTATTTGTCCTTTTTCTGGTGGAGATAATTGTTCTTTACTAAATGCCATTAAATATATAAATACTTCTACTGTTTGTAATTCTGGATCTAAATTTTTATGACTACAAATTCGCCGCGCACGACCAATAACTTGTTCGATACGTACAGGATGCCAATATGGTTCTGTAATATGTACATATCTTACATTATTTAATGAAATACCTTCAGCACCAGATGCTGTAATCATGATAATTTTTATTATTTCACCTAATAAATTATTTGATGCAATACCTAATAATTCTGTTCTTAAACTTTCTGGTACTAGGTTCCAGTTGCTATTAAATATATTTCTAATAATTTCTTTTTCTTCTGGACTTTCTGTTCCAGTATATAAAACATATTTTTTTTTGCCACGATCTTTTAATGGAATATTTAACTTCCAATCATTTCCTTGTTTTATAATTTTAAATTGAGCAAAACTATTAGCATTTAATACTAAAGATAATATACCTATTCCTTCCAATGATCTAAATTGACTATAAATTAAATGAAGACCAACATACTTATCATCTAATAATTTGCTTAATATATTTAAAAATTTTGGACTAAATTTTTCTAAAGCTTCTGGTGTAAGATATTTATCTTTATTTTCATCTAATAAACGTAATGCATCCTGTGTACGCTGTAAATAACTTTTAGTATTTTGAATTGTTTCGTCAGATAATAATTCTGTTATTTTTTCTTGATCATTTTCTTCTGTTGCATTTTCTAATTTTTCTTCAATAGAAATTGCATCCATTAAATCTTCCTCTGCACTATCATTAATTATATTTGATAATTCTATTCCATCACGTGGAAGTGGGCGACGTATATCAGGTCTTGGGAAAACAAAATTACAAAAAGCTCTAGAAAAGATACGATATGTTGATGTTGCGTCATCATATACTTCTCCACCACCAGCATCTTTCTTAACAGATTGTGCTCGTTTTTTTGCATTACTTTGTTCTGTTTTTCTCTCTTCAACGCGTGCTTCTTCATATATTGAAAATTGAAAATTACTCATATCTATTTTGATTATATGTAAATCTTTAGATTTATCAAATCTAGGAAGTAATGCATCAATATCTGGAAAATATGATACTAATCCCATTATTCTACTTTTAAATTTATTCATATTTTGAAGATTTGTTAATGTTTGATCAATAAATTCTCCTTTAAAGCCGTCCAGTGTATCTGGAAGACAATTATATTTAATAACTTCCACCGAACTTGGTATTATAGTTATGTTATTTTTATCTAATATTTCTGTTATTAATTTAATAAATGTAGCATCGTCAACATTTCCATTTTCACCAAGTTCTACTCCTTTATATTTACCATCTTTTCTAACTGAAAAAAACCCATACGGATTTCGTGTAATTATAACAGTATTTGATGTTGCTTTATATTGAAAATAATCTAAAATATTTGATACTTCACGATCACTATTTAATATTTCAAATAAATTATTTTCGGTTAATTTTTTATTTACATTAACTTTAATTTTAAATTTCCATGTATTAATTGTTCCACGTAATATATTCATCGCAATACCTATTTCGTTTGGATAATTAATAATTGGGGTTCCTGTTAATAATATTATTTTTGAATTCTCTGCCGTTCTTAAATAATCATATAATTGAATTGATACTGGTTTGTTTTTTTTGATAATTTATTAACAATTCTACTTACAAAATTGTGGGCTTCATCTATAATTATTACTTTATTTGAAAATGGATTATTATTGTTTATACCTTGACTTCTTGCTTCTTCTACTAATAAATCTAATTTTGGCTGACGTATTCCATTATATCTAATAAATTCATATTTATAACTAATCATTTTTTCTAATTGACCATCTAATTCTTTTTGTTCATCACTATTTAATTTATAATAATTTGGTTCTTCTTTTATATTTACAAACCATGCACCATTTTGTTTTACTATAAATTCCATCGGTAAAGAGAGAATAAATGATAATGGTTCAATTAATGTAGGATTGTCTTTTGTATTTATTTTTTGCCAAAATTGGTTTTTTTTATATAATTTATCTCCACATTTTTTAATTCTTCTTTATAATTTGTTTCTAATGATGCTGGTGTCATAATTAATATTTTTTTATCGGTTTTAAGTCCTTCAGCTATAGCGATTGATGAACATGTCTTTCCAGAACCTAATCCATGATATAATAATAATCCACGATAAGGAGAATAAATATTAATATAGTCTCTAACAATTTTTTGATGAGTAAGTAAATTAAATTCGCCTTCTTTTTTTGAATTGCAATTATAAGTATCATTATTAATTTCTTCTTTATAATCATGAAAAACTCTTTCCATAAAATTAATAAATATTTCACGATTATTCATGTAATATGTCGGAGCTTCAATTAATATCTCTGGTTGAATTAATATTTGTGGCTCTTTCTCTGGTAATTTATCTTTTATTTGTTGTATATCTATATCTAATTCTGTAACTACTGTATTTTGTTGTTTTAAATTTTTTTTTACACTTGTTGTTGGTTTTAATATTATCTTTGTTTTTGTTTTTGTTTTTGTTTTTTGCATACTTTCTGGTTTAGTTAATAATTTTTCTGATATTTCTGATAAATTAGCTAATGTTTTTATTTTTTTATCTAATTCTTCATTTTCATCAGTTAATAATGTTGATGTTTCGTCAGCAATTGTTGTATCTACTATTTTTTTATCTATAGATTTTTGGGACTGAATTTCGGCCAATGTTTCTAATTTTTCTATAGCAGTTAAATCATCAAAATCTTTTTCTACTTTTTCTACTTTTTCTAATTGTATTTTATTTTCTACACCTAATTTTTTTTTTAATTTTGATAATATTTTATTTCTATCATATGTTTCATCCCGCTTATCTACTATTTTAGTATCAAGTTTTACTGCACTTTTTGCTTCTGGTTTTTTATATTGTACACTTACAAATGATTGAGTTGATGGTTTTATCGGATTTTTTAGTTGATCTAAAATTGCCTGTGCCATATTTAATATATTATTACAATATATTAAATATTATTTTTAATATATATTAATGTCATTTGAATTAATATATATAATATTTTAAATTAAAGGATATTCTACTCGTTATAATGGATTTATAACATTTAATCAATTACAATTTAATAAAAAAAATATAATGATAAATTTACTTAATTTAAACATCATTATTAGTAATAATTTTTAGAGCTTCTTCACATGCGATTTGTTCTGCTTTTTTCTTAATTTTGTGTGTACCTTTTGCTAAAAAGATAAATAATTTATCATTATCTTCGAGTGTATTTTGTATTTTTGCAAATGATCCATATTTACTATAATCTATAGCATTTTTTACTTTAACTTCGTAAATTTCTTGACCTAAACAAATAAATACACCCATTTCATATCCAATATCTAAATCATGTTTTAATTCAATATAATCTGGTGTAATTTTAAATTCTTTTTGAATAATTACTTGAAGTTGGTTTTTATAATTATCATCTGTTTTAATTAATTTAGCCCAATCAACATGTTTTTCAAAAATACTTTCTATAAAAATTTGAGCCATCTGAAAACCCGGACCAGTAACAAATGTATTATTAAACCACCCATTTTCATCTTTAATAGAAATTTTATTTACATCAAGAAATAATGCTGCTAAAAATGCTTCAAAAAGACATCCTAATTTTTTGAAATTAACTCTAGTATTTTTTTCTTCAGCATGCTTTGATAAAATAAACCATTTATGTAACTTCATCTCGTATGCCAATTTTCCAATATGTTCATTTTTAACTAAAGCAATTTTTTTTTCTGTCATAAATCCCTCGTCCGCTTTTGGAAATCTTTTATATAAATAATATTTTGTAATTAATTCTAATACACCATCTCCTACAAATTCTAATCTTTCATTTGATTTCGTTTTTAATGGTAAACAATTTGCTGGTTGACTAGCAATTTTTATCTCTGCCGCTTCATTTTCTAATACTGGGCGTTTTGTATAAGATTTATGAATAAAGGATCGTTGATATAAATTTATATTATCAATATTGTAATGAACCCCATATGTTTTGAGAATAGATTGAATGTCATTCAATGTAATCTCATTATTTGCTGGATTATATGGATTGAAAATTTGTTCACTATCTTGATTTTCATTATCCATATTTTGGAATGATTTGTTTGCTTTCATTTTATTATTACGAAGACTTATATTTATATCCATTTATGATATCTACTTTTAAAAATAACTTTTGAATAAAATGTTTCATTTTTTATTTGTTTTGAATAATAAATAATAATAACACTATAATTTATTATGGGAGATTGTAATTCGTCAATATTTAATTCTGATCTATTTTTATCGATATTTATTATATTAATATTTGTTGGACTATATTTAATTAATATTTTAGGAGTAGGAATAAAAAATATAGAACAAAATTGGTCATTATATAGATGTAATCCTATTGTTATTCCTTTTGCCGGATTATTTGGAAAAGATGTTACATCTAATTTTTCATTTTGCATACAAAATATGCAACAAAGTTTTATGGGTGAATTATTACAACCAATTCATTACTCTATGGGTTTAATGGGTAATATTGGGAAAGATTTAACTAGCGCATTAACTGCTGTAAGAGCATTTTTCAATAAAATTCGCACATTTATAACACATATTATTCAAGAAATTATGGGAGTTTTTTTAAATATTTTAATTAGTATTCAAAAATTAACTATTGATATAAAAGATATATTTTCAAAAACATTAGGTATTATGGCAACATTATTATATGTTTTACAGGGATCTATAATGACCATGAATTCTACATGGTCTGGTCCACCAGGCGAAGTAATAAGATTTTTATGTTTTCACCCGGATACATTAGTTAAAACTAATAATAAAAAAATTATTAAAATGAAAAATATTAAACCAGGAGATAAATTGACAAACGGACAAAGAGTATATTCTACAATGAATATACACAATTTAGATGATAATGGAAATATTATTGAACATTTATATTCTTTACCTTGTGGAGAGAAAAAAAACCTATTTTTGTAACGGGCTCTCATTTAATTTTTGATAAAAATATTGATAATTTTATATATGTAAAACATTTTCCTGGAGCCACTAAAGTAGATTTACAAACATCTAATTTAGTCTGTTTAATTACTTCAGATCATACAATTCCTTTAGGCGATTATATTTTTCATGACTGGGAAGATAATAAAGAAATAAATTAATATATAAATTATTATTTATCTTATATCAATTTATAAAATATTTTATAAATTAATATCTATCTTATATTATCCGAATACTATATATGAACAATATTAATGAAGTAATTAATAAAATATATAATAAAAATCAAACATTTACAAGTAAATATGGATCAGATTTAGTTATATCATTAATCATTATATATATATATTTTTAATTTTAACTATTTATTATTATATTCAAAACCATATACCAATTATAAAAGCAAATTGGTCTAAAAATAAATGTAATCCATTATATTTACCATTCGCCGGATTAATTGTAAATGATAAATCAAAATCTAAATTAAATATTGTTAGTGAAAATTTTGAATCATGTGTTCAAAACATTTTAACATCAATTACATCTGATGCTGTTAAACCAATTTATTATGTAATGAATACAATGACTGGATCATTTAAAGAAATGTCACATGCTACTACTGCAATTCGCGCATTCTTTAATAAAATACGTCTAGATATGAAAAATACTAGTCAAAATATTTCAGGAAGAACATTAAATGTTACTATTCCATTTACTAAACAGGTAATTTATTTAAAAGATATGTTAGGAAAATTTATTGGTGTACTTACTGCAACAATATATACATTAATGGGTGGATATTTAACTTTAAATTCATTAGTTGGATCTATAATTGAAATTGTAGAAATTATTTTAGGTATAGTTGCTGGATCTATTGCCGCCGCATTATTTATACCTTTTATTGGCGAATTAGTGGCTGCTCCGATGATCGCATTTGAAGTAGGTATATTAGCTCTATTTATTCCAATGACAATTGCGTTTAATGCTATATTTAATGAAAATAAATCAATTGGTTCTGTTGCTGATGCATGTTTTGGAAAAAATACTAAAATAAAAATGGAAAATAACATAAATAAAAATATTAGTAAAATAAAAATTGGTGATAAATTATTTGATGGTTCTATTGTTACCGCGTTTATGAAAATGTCTAGCTATAATCAATCTATTTATAATTTAAATGAAATTATTGTAACTGGAAAACATAGAATCTATCACGAAACATTAGGATGGATTAAAGTTGAAGATCACCCTTTAAGCTATGAAATAGATGATTATCGCCAGAATTTTGTCTATTGTTTAAACACAAATACTAAAGTAATTAAAATTGGTGAATTAACTTTCACAGATTGGGATGATTTAGACGATAAAGATCTATATGAAATTAATAGATCAAAGGATATATTTAGACATATTAATAATAAAGATATTCATCCATATTTAGATAATGGTTTGGCTGAAAATACATTAATTGAAATGGAAATCGGTAGCGTTACAAAAATTAAAGATATAGAAGTTAATGATATATTACGATTTGGAGAGAGAGTTTTAGGAGTTATTAAGATTGACGCAATCGATATTAATTCAATTAATGAATATTATATTAATAATTCTAAAATAATTTGTAGTAAAAATATTCAATTATATACTGATAATTTAGGTGATTTTAATACCAATATCTTAGAAGGTAACCCAGTTATTATTAAAGATTATTTATATCAATTAATTACAGATAAAGGTACTTATTATATTGGAGATATAAAGGTCCGCGATTATAATTTTGCAATTGAAAAATATTTAACTAATAATAATTATAATTTAGAAAATCTTCATAGCTATAAATAAAATTTTTTATAATAATTATATATAATTTTGGAGATTACAGTATTTGGAATAAAAATTAATTTAGTAACACTTGTTGTTTCTTTCCTTCTTGGATTATTAA